AATAGGGTCTTTCTTCTTAAGATCTTCATCTGATAGTCCCGTCTTTAGTTTAATAAAGTCACGAATGATTACATTACTTTGTTTAATTACTGCTTGACCACTTAACGTAACTGACGATGCAATATCGTCGTCCCCAATAGGTGCATTCTTGTTACCGAAATATCCATATATTGAGTTAATCAAAATCTTTACTGTTAACTGTTTGGTACCAGCTCGTTGAGCTTCTACCCCAATTTGCTCGTAGTCCGGGTCTTTTTTCTTCATACCCGCATGTTTCTTCTTCAAGTCAACATACTCATCCTTAAACACTTTACGTTTTTGATAATAGTAATCAACGATTTCAGGAATGATACCCTTTTCTTGTTGATGAAACACAATGTTTGCTTTTGATATAGTTAACTTGTAATCTTTTATCATTTTAGCAAACACTGGAATTGAAAACTCTTTAACTTTACCACTAACCATTTCCATTACAACTTGGTCTTCAGTCTTTTGCAATATCTTACCAATCTTAGTTTCAGGAGATAAGTTAAGTGATATCATCACATTAGGGTATAGACTGTTTGCATCAAAGGATAAGATATAGTTCTGAAACCCCTGTTGAGGTTCACCCACATATGCACCTGGATTCTTACCAGTATCTTCACCTCTTATGAAAGTCGGTATGACTTGTTGCTTATGCCTTGCACGAATACAAAATGCTCCATTGATCACCGATAATGCACCCATAGCTGCATCAAAGGTAACACATCCTACATATGCTAACATTCGAATTAACCCCAAATATTGTAATTTCTCTTCAAGTCTTACAAGTAGATTAACGTCCTGAATGTTGTAATCAATAAACTTGTCCCAATCTACGTCAGATAACGTTGCAAGATCCATACCTTGAAAGTCTATCTTTCGTTCACCTAACTCAAGTTCACCGATTGCATCAAGTTTATATGATTCTCTCAAAGGTGCAAACTTTTTGTATATATCTAAGTAGTCTAACAATGCAACCCCTTCGATATACCAACGTATCTGTTGTCTACCAAATGCACCTTGAATACTTCTGTAATAAACGTTATTGACTGGTGATAACCTTTTCATCTGTTCTTCACCCATAATACGCTCACACCTTTTGATAATGTAAGGAATGTCGAAAAACTCAGAGTTCCAACCACTTAAGATATCTGGATAGTCCTTTTCAAGATAATCCAAAAATTTAGTAAACAACATTCGTTCAGTTTCACAATAAATGTATTCCAAGTCTGGTCTACCTTTACCTTTGTATTCTTTTGTACCCCAAGTATAGAACTTCTTCTCTAAATTGTCGTAAACCGTGATAACGTTGATTGCATGATTGGCATTTTCAATATTTGGAAAGCCATCTGGTGAATATGTCTCGATATCTAACAATAACATCTTGATTGGATGTTTTACAAAATCATCCGTTTCGTTTACTTGCCAGAAGTTGTCTAATAAAAACTGCTGCTTAACTGGTAAGTGCTCAAACAACCTTTTTATGTTATTGTTCCTAATAAACTGCCTTCTCTCTGACTCACGTTTGAATACAATCTTACGTAAAGGTGATTTATAGATAGATGTTGCAGTTGAATGCCTTTTATCCTTAGGTTCAATATAAAGATACGGGTTGTAGCTTTGTACTACTTGTATTCTGTTACCGTCCTCATCCCAAGTGAACAATCGCATTTGTTCTTGTGAGGGCTCATAAACAACATTCCTATACATACCCCATAATTATAAAGGGTTCTTAGGACTTATCAAGCTTTATTTTCAGGCAAGGAATTTAATAATTTACGCTCCGGTGAACCAACAGGGTAGTTGTAGTTTTCAAAAAACTTTCCAATATTTTCTGGTCGTTCCAAAAATCTTGATTCAGCAAAATTCCTACCCTTTACTGATTGTTGAATATACGATCTTTCATCTTTTAGAACTGCGTTCAATTGATCAATCATTTCATCTCCAGTGTTGAATTTAATTGGAGCGTTTTCGTAAGTACAGATATCTTGACATGCAATTGGTAAACCAAAACAACTTGATTCAAGGTGCTTGAGATCGCTCTTAGACTTGTTGAAATTGTTATCTCTCAACGGGGCAACCATCATGTTACCATTTAACGTATATATTTTTTCCGGGTAGTTAAACAGTTCACACCAAGGATGGTATTCAATTTTACCGGTCTGGATTAAATCAATCAAAGCACGAGGAGCTGCACCCAAAAATACCCACTGAAAGTCATTAACCGTTTTACGGATTACATCATTAACATGGTAAAAATCATCTTTACCTTTTATTCGATTATCTACATCAATATGTGCACCGGAGCCTGACCAAATAACTCGAGGTTTACGTTTGTACTTATCGTAATCAGTTTCTATTTTTTCTCTATTATAGTAATTACCCATCCAAAATTTAGGTACATAATTCGGAATCACCGTAACCGGTGTACCGTTAATTTTAGATTCATAATAATCTTTCATAAACTTACATGTTACAGTAAGTTCATCACAAAGTTCCATAATGTCTTGAATACCGTTCCTTATTTCATCATCAGTAAATGCAAATTTGTACTTATTATAATCAGGAATATCTTCTCTAAAAGCTAAATCATCAATTTCATAAATCATTCTAAAACCTAACTCAGGTCTATTAGAAAGATCTCTCAAATATCTACAAAAACCTAACTGATCAGGTGATGCTTGACGTTGTAATTTAATTGATACTGCATTTCTGTAATGATTAGGGTCCATAGTCATCATTGTTGATGTATGAACCATACATTTATTACTTGCATTAAGTAAATATTCCGGCCACATTATACGCCAAAACCCACAACCACCATAGTCTGCCACGTAGTTCATAAACCTGGGCATTTTACTAGGTTGTTGTTGTGGTATTTTAGCTGGTTCCTTATTGATAAAATTATTCTGAAAGGGGTTACCAAAAGGGGAATTTTGCTGGAACGGTGACTGAAACATTTGTTATGTTATTTACTTTAAGTTTAATTATTTTCAATTTCAGTAAATTGAACTCTTCTTGTTATACCATTACTCTTTTCTAAAAAGATAACTTCACCGGTTGCAGCTTTAACGCTTTCTTTTCTATGGCTTATAACATAAACACATTCATTGTACTTATCGACTCTTTCACGTAAAATGTTAGTTACCAAATCTACACCTTTTTCATCTAAGCTACTATCAAAGAGTTCATCATACATACTAAAGTTAAATGCAACATCACCTTGAAGGCGTCTTATATCCATAAAAGCAAATAAACAAGCCAAATCAATATTTTTCCGCTCAGCTCCAGAAAAGTTAAAGTACGAGCAAATCTTTCCTTTTTCATTTATAATTTGTTCTTCAAAATATTCATTGAATATACATACACAATTACTATCCATCTTTTTAAGATAATAAGCTAATTTTTGATTAAACACTTGTAATATCTTTTTAACTATATAAGACTTAACACCTTCTTCAGATACAACATACTTTACTACGTCAAGCATGTTTAATTTATTCTTTACTTTGTCTAATTTACTTTTTATCTCATCTACTTTACCGGTATAGTCGGTAATCATACTATCAAAGCTAGTGTCTTTTGTTTTTAGTTCCTTAATATCTAGTTTTAATTCATTCTGCCATTCTAATAACTGTTTAGCTCTTTGTTTAAGTAATTTTTGATCATTAATATCTTGTGTAATTTTCTTAATTTTAACTCTCGTTTTTTGAATCCCGGAGAAGAGCTTACTTTCTACATCTTTAATTTTAGTTACTGATTGTTTTAAAGCTTCTATCTGATTATCATAATCAGTAATCTTACTTTCAAGCAGTTTCTTTTCATCATTAATGTGATTAGTATCGTGTTCTTCTATTTTACGAAGACAAGTTGGACATATTTCTTCGTCAGTACCTATTTTTGAAATAGTATCTTCAACTTGTGATTGCAACCCAGCTATTTTACCTATTTGAGTTTGTTTATCGGCTTTTTGTGAATCTAGTTCCCTAATTTTTTGTTCAACCTTTTCAATTAGCTGTTCGTTTTGTTCAATAGCGTCATCTTCTATTTCAGTTAACTGACTTCTTATACTAAGTAACTCTCGTTGATTATTTTCCTGCCTACCTTTATATTTTTCAAGTTTACTTTTACGCTCCGTAATAACTTGTTTCTTTTGAATGTTTAAACTATCAAGAGTATTTTTATTTTCGTCGTAACTAGTAGATGTTATATCAAAATCCTTTTTGGTTTCATTATAATCACTACGTAACATAGAGATCATATCACTAAAAATTTCTAAGTTAAAAATACCTTCAATAAACTTTCGTTTTTCAACCTTTTTCTTAGCCATAAAAGGTATAGTGTTATTAACTGTCATAATAACACAATTTTGAAAAACATCTTCAGTACAATTAACAATCTCTTTTATATAATCGTTTGTATTAGTAATAGAATCCCTTGTAACGTCTTGTTCATTTTTGTATATGTAGCATTTAGACGGAGAAAGAGTTCTATTAATTGTATATCTATTAGTTTTTGAAGGGGTTGTGACTGTAAACGTTAAGTTTACTGAACAAGTATCATTATTAAGGTTATTAGGTATTAGTTCTTTCTTTAGTTCCCTAAGTGTCGATCCAAATATAGCAAAATTAATTGCATCTGCAATAGTCGACTTTCCAACACCGTTTCTTCTATCTTCTTTATCTTTATTCGCACCGGTAATGATATTGAACCCTTTATTAAAGTTCACTTTTACCTGATCATTACCTACGGAAAGAAAATTCTGTATTGATACTTCTTCGAAGAAGACTTGTTTCATTAATATCTATTATAAAGATATCTACAGCTTTTCTACTTTCTTTTTAAGCTTTTGTACAATATCTTTTGAAGTGTAAATGTTGATTAGATCTTTAATCTCACATTTAAACTTAAGGTAAAATACTTTCATACCTCTAATCAATCTATCTTCTGCATTTTCAGTGTAGTTGGTATCATTATCATTAATGATAATTTTTTCTCTAGCACTTTCTAAACTTGGAAACCACAAAAACGGGGTAGATAGATTTTTTTGAGATATTCTGTAAGCAAAATCGGCCCATTCCATAGTACCTTTATATCGTTCATCAAAGAAACCAACCTTCTTAAAAACTTCTTTATGTAAGTAAGCAAAATTACCACCTACACCATAATTAAGATTAAGGGTATTATCTTTAATATCAATTTTTAATCGAATATTTTTATTTTCGCCTTTAGGGTCTTCTTCATCAGTACAATAGTAAAGACCTTGCAAGTTAAGTTGACCAGCTGCGTTAATATAATCTTGAATTACACTATCGTCAATTAATTCACATTTATCTGTTACAATAAAAATATGTTCAATTGAATCGTCTTTAAGTAATTCTCTTATACCCATATTGTAACAAGCGCTGGGGTATTTTGTTTGACCAACTTTAATAATTTTTCTTAATTTATGATCAGTATTAACAGTAGCTTTATTGTCTAAAACTAAAACCGTATTAGGAAGGTAGTCTGTTAAACCTCTCAAACATCTTTTGAGACATTTACCTCCTAATGAAAAAATTACTACACCTATGCCTTGCATGATTTATATAGATCTATTGTATATTGAGCAACATCCTTTTTGTTGTTTATATCCAACATTGAAACAAAATCGGTAATGGCAGTCTCGTAATCAACACCAGAGTACTCATATTCTATTTCTCCTTCTACGGAAAATTTATTAAAATTAATATCGTAGTCAACAGTAATTGAGAAGGGTTTAAGACCGTTTAAGAAAACCATTATGATATCCAAATCGTCGGCTTGTATGTTACGGTCAACAACTAATTTTATAATGTTACCTTTAATTAATTTTTTAAGTTCAGTACTAGGGCCGTCGTGTTTGATTAATTCGCTAAGAGGTAATTTTATATGTTCGGGCGAAATATTATTTTCGTAAAATTTTGTTTCAAGTGTATCTAAGTTAAGCTTATACCAGCCTTTAGTACTACCAGCGTCACCAAAGTCCATTTGAAACGGGTTGCCAAGATATAAAATTTCTCCGTTTTTAAATTTACGGTGTTCTCTAAGATGAAAATGACCGGTTATAATTTTTTTACCTTTACCCAAAACATCATCAGGTGTATCACCATGGTCGCACACTTTAAAATTATTCATCTTAAAGTCCATAAGTTCAAAATGACCAAAGATAAGATCACTTGATTTAAGTTCGCTTATTTTAGTACCCCAAGGACAAAAAGTAATCACATTATCTTCTATTTCTATACTTTCTGGTCTATCAATAATTCGAATATTAGGTCTACCTTTTAAAATAGATAGTGAATTAACTAAACTGTTATCTTTATAATAACAATCATGATTACCGGTTATCATTACGATATTATATCTTTTAAGTATATCGAAAAATTCGTTTGCAATGTGGAGACTGTTAACAGCTATTTCATCCCTATAGTGAAATAAATCACCGCAAATCATAATATCGTCTATATCATTTTCAATAAGTTGTTTATCAAGCCATTTTACCCAATCAAGCAAAATTTTATGCCAACTACTGTTGTTTTGATGAACACCTAAATGAATATCGGAGATACAACAAATATTTGATTTGTTAAAGTAGATACTTTCCATTTTCTAAATAATATATTATAATACCTTTAAATCAATGAGCACAACATTAGTTACAGCAGTTTTTTATGGAGACAGAGAAGGGGAGTTAGGTGGAAGGTGCTGGCCTGAACAATATTATTTTTCTTCCTTTCAAAACATTTACAATTTTGGTTTACCCACAGTAGTTTATACAACAGAAGAGGGTGAAAAGAAAGTAAAAAGATTACTCAACTATCTAGATAGTATTGGTGTTGAAAACAAATGGCAAATTAAAGTTGTAGAGCTTAGTGATTTTAAGTTTAAAGACCAGATAGCAGATCACAGAAAAAGAGTTTGGGATTGGAATGTTGTAGAGACAAAAAGACGGCAAGCTGAAAACGCTGACGAACCAGGCTTCTTTCATGCACGGTGTGAAATTTTATGTCATAGGAAATTATACTTTTTAAAAGAAATTTCAGAGTTAAATCCTTACGACACAGACAATTTTGTATGGGTAGATTCGGGTATTACGCATTGGGGGCTAAATCCGTGGAGTAAAGGTGGTGTCGAAATAAACAACTTCTTTAATAAGAAACATTACTACCCATACAATAAAAATAATATGTATACACCGGAAGTGGGTAAAGGTATTAATAACCTCATCAACGAACACGGTATGTTTACATTCAAACACGGTAATTTATGGTATAATATTAACCATGTTGAAGTATTAAAGAAAATATTAATTTCAGATCATGGATTATCTGAAAAAGAAGCAAGTTTGAAAAAGCAACTAGTTGGTGGTGTTATTGGTATTAACCCGAAAGAATTTGATAACTTATTGCAGTTTTATGAAAAAGCCCTTTTAGCATTATGTGCGACTGAACCACCTAAATCTGATTTTTTCACTGAAGAAATTATTCTTTCAGCATACTGGAAAATAAGAGACCACTTTACAATGGATTTTACAGAATGGAATCATGACGTACCAACCGATCCTTCATATGTAGACTTTGGAGATAGTCCTGATGAAGCTATGTTAAAGAAAAGATTTTATACTCTTTGGGATGATCTTAAGACTTTTGCTTAATCGTAATATAGGTCATCTTCACCAGCTGGCCTAACATACACTTTTTGTGTAGCATTTTCATTACTGTTTAACGATTCTTCGTATACACGTTCTTTATATTCGTTTACAGCTTCATGGTGTCTTTTTTCTTTCTTAATTCGATTAATAAAAGCATGAAATGCAATTGTTGTAAAATATGAAAACGGGTTATACTTTTTACCATTCGAATCGGTAGCTTCTAAATTAAACTTTTTATTAAACAATGCAGTAAACATTTTGACTACAGCATCACCTATCATTTCGTCTTTATAAGAGTAATTAATAAAATTAGGTGCATAGCTAAGACCTTTAGCTATCTTTGTAATCATTTCACCAAGTTCTTCACCACAAACGTCAGTTTTATAATATTCGGCAATTGCTGCTTTAAATTCAGCTGAGTTAACATAATGTTCTTTACTCTTTGGTTTTATCTTAACTCCGTTTTTTGGTTTTTTTGACTGCATAACAATTACATTATAACATAGTAATTTATTAAATCAACCCTTTTCATATATATCCGTGATTTTTAAATTAATATTTTCCTGTTGGTAGAGATTTAAACGTTTCTCTGAATGTGATTCCCCATAACGTAACTGGTCAGCTATATCTATAATAACTAACTTGTTTTTGTTTTTATGTAATCGTAATCCTCGTCCGATCGACTGAAGAATTTTAATTTTTGCTTTACCACCAGAAGCGAAAACAATATAATGTAGGTTATTGATACTGATACCAGTAGAAAAAATCCTGCTAATTGCAATACAAATAATATTATTATCCCGCTCAATAAGTTTTTTAACTTTATCACGCTCTTCAACATCTACTTCACCTCTTATAAAATATACTTTCTTTCCGTTATTGTCTTTAGTTAATTTTTCATATAATGCTTCACCATGTCTAATATAGTCAACAAGTATTAATGAATTATTATTTACACCCGTAGTTAGCTTATGTAAAACATTATTACGAAATTCATTTTCAAACAAGAACTCAAATTCCTGTCTATATCTTTCGCCCGGGTCAGTAAGTTCAACACTATAGTTAGGTTTAGTCTTGTAATGTAACTTAACTATCTGTGCTACTGCATTGGTAACATACTTTTCTACTCTAAGTTCGTAACTTTTCTTTTGATATATCACCGGGCCTATTTTACCGATAATATTCCATTGATCAGAATTATTGTCAGGTAACGTACCAGTAAAACCAAACTTGTTATGAGTTTGTATTGACTTAATAATTTTGTTTACTTTGTTTGAACGTCTTACTTTATGACACTCATCGATAACTAGTACGTCAATAAATTGTATCCATTCAAGATCAGTCTTTTCACTCTGCAATATGCCTAAGTTAGCAATAACAACGTTACTGGTTATATCTAAATCATTATTACCTGTCCATTTTGAAAATGAAAATGACACTTCATAGTTTTCAAAATCAGAATATGTCTGATTAACCAATCCTAAGTCAGGTACTATAACTAATACCTTCCATGTATCTTTGTTAGACTTAGCATACCCTCTTTCAAGTAGGTTTGCCATAGTAAGTGTCTTACCACCAGCTGTAGCTAACATAACCACACCACGACCTTTATCGACACACTCACCTACAATTTCATTTTGATAGTCTCGTAAATCTAGTTTAAGCTTAATATCATTATCATTTTTATAAGTCGGTTTGATGGCTTCTTTTATAGTATCATTAATGACGATTTTCTCTTCAGGGAACTCTTTTTTGATATATTGTATAATATTAGCTGTTAAACCAACTTCATACTTACCAGCTGGGGTTATAACATATGTACGAGCAGGCATATACCTACCGTATCTTCTTGCAAATCTTGCCCCTTCATTTTCAAATGAAAAATGTTCCCTAATAGAACTTAAATTATCTGATTTTATGATAGCTTGACGTTTTCGACTGTCGTAATCGAAGGTAACCATTACATTGATTATAAAAGATTTACCATCCTTTTCAAGATAAATATTTAAATGCTACCTTTAATATTTCATGAGGGTGTAATTGAACCTCCTTCAGAAATTTATGCAATAAGGGCATTATGTTTAAAGGTAGAGACAGATCAATTATTGGAAGTACATGAAGAAAATAAAGATATATACTTCAATTGGTTGAAAACTACTCATTTATACGACTTCATCCGTGATATCGTCACCGTAAACGAAAATGTTTATGGATTCAGGATAGGAGAAGTACAAAAAAGCCCCTGTGTAAAGGTTGACCGGATAGATTGGTACAATATTCATAGTAATATAAAAGTTATTCAGGGAACCACTCTTTAGGTTTACCAGCACCGAATCTTTCGTACTCTGGCGTGTCTACCGAAAAGCCGTCACTTGAAAATTTTTCTCTAAAAAAGTCGATATAAATTCGATCATAAACACCCCAACGTACTAATTCAACATATTGAAGTAATGGTGAGTCTTCTTGACCTTCAAAAAGGTCTCTTGTAAGTAAATCCCCACCTTTACCATGTCTGCATGCAACATAATTCCATTTTTTAGAATATTCACGAAATGAATCAGTACTTTCTAATACCCACCCTGAAAACGGTTCAGAGTAAGAATTGAGTAGTTCTTTTAAATTTTCTCTATTCCAGATAGCAGCTTGTAACGAGTTTCTATACATGTTATCTTTGCTAATTAATCCAAAATATTTGTTATTAATGATACCCTTTTCTGTAGTTAACTCCTCATCTGGTTCTGGCATTGATAAACATCTTAACTTAGTAATATCATTTTCGTCCATGTATTCTATAGCTTGATGGAAGTTATCAGTAATAACGTCTTTAACTAAAATTTGATCTTCAACCATAAACAAAACATATTTTGTTTTAATTTCATTAAGAGCGTGAAGAACCATTGGTTTAAAATGATTAGCATTTTCATCCCAATCAATACCTGTTACTAAACACTCAATTGAATCACTTTCAAACTTATTATGGTTTGATACTGTATATGCTTTGAAAGGGCAATCGGCCCAATGTTTTTTAAAATAAAAATCGTATGCTTTAAGTATCGGTTGATATGTATCCGAACTTAGAACTAAAATAGATAAATCAGAGTCTGTCTTCATATTGTGATAAGGATGGTACGTCACCTACTACGTGTTGTTTTTCGTCTTGTTTAAGTTTAAAATCCAAAACTTCGTACCCTCTGTCTAATAGATCATTAAAAGTTAACGATACATACACTTCTGCAATATTTTCATCATACAAAGGATATCTATAATTTTTTTCAACAGCACCTTCATACGAACTAAAACACATACTTGCTTTTTTCCAATAATGGGTACCAATCAAACCGTTATTAGAACAAGGTTCCTTTTCAGAAAGGCGCATACCTTTAAAATTTTTATCTAGTTTAATAAAACTGTAATGAGGGTCGCAAGTATTAATAGTTACTACTGCACTATCAGGATCTTTTTCTTCAATAAACTTTTCAAACCTTGAAGAGTCCCATTCCAATACTTGATCTACGTTTGTTTGTATTAAAGGTTCATCACCCGGTACCTCATCTTTAAGTTTATAAAGGGTTTCAGCAGGTCCAGATGTTACTTCAGGTAAATAAATTATTTTTGCATCAGGGCAAAATGATCTAATTGTTTCTTCTACTTTATATTCCTCTTTATGTGCTTTTAAAGCTACAAAATAATATTTGCCTTTAAGATTAAGACTTTCATAAGCACGCTGAACCATTGTTTTACCTTTAATATCAATATAAGGTTTAGGGGTGTTGATACCGGCATTTTGAAAAGACTCACTTTTACCGGCCATAAGAATAACAATGTTCATTACTTTAATTTATTGAATTTTTTACGTAATCAAAGAGGTGTATCTCTCATATATCTACAAAAACCTGAATTTTGTATATAATTAAAGAGGTGAGCTGCAATTCCATCCCCACCCTTAACGGGCAACACACAAGAAATTTTTTTAATTTCAGGAATAGCATCTTCAGGACAAAAGGCATAACCCACTCTTTCCATAATTTCAAAATCTTGAACGTCATCACCTACAAATGCTATTTGTGAAACTGGTACATTATAATCATATGAAATGGATGAAAGCTTATCACATTTATTTTCACCATTACTATGATTAACATGATGGAAAGTGAATTTTCTTCTTTCAGCAAAAGCAGGGTTAATATCTAAACTACCAGAAAATAAACCTACAACAATTCCCAACTCTTTTGGAAATCTTCTCATTGCTGTAATATCTTTTTGATTATATGTTTTCGATATTACTTCACCTTTATCATTATATGTAGCTTTACCGTCAGTTAAAACACCATCAACATCAAATAATATAAGTTTTATTTCTATCATATAGTTGTTTCAAGTTTATTAATTTCAATAATATTTTTTAAGTCGAAACCTACTGAACTTAAAATCTTTTCTACCCTTTCCAGATAGTCTATACATAAAAGAGTACTTTCAATTTGTTCATTTATAGAAGTTATGGTATTAGAACTTTGAGCAACCTTTTCTGCTGCTGGGGTTGATAGTCTTACATTACTTTGTTCTTGAACTTGTTTAGTAAGTGAAGCTAGCTTTTCTTTCTTTTGTCTTTGAAGTGTGTTGAGTTCGTGCTTATGCCTCATCAATCTTCCAACCCAGATATGTTTACGTCCGGCGAGCTGTAATTGAGTATCTTTTAAGTTAAATTCATCTATACTAAGATGTTCTTTTAACTCTTCCTGATACTTCTCGATAATCTCTAACATATCTATAAATATTATAAGACAATCCTTATTATGTCAATATTTAAAAATGCATTCTTAAGATCTTTATTGGAAGATATGGACGGCGGCGGTAACGTAGCTGGCTCCGGGGGTGCATTAGGTGATTGGACTCAATCTCAATTTTCTGGACCTGGTTTATATGCCCCGGGTGATATGAGACGACCTTTTGCTCTTGGTGCAATGCAAAGAAGAGCAGGTGTTAATAAAAAGCGTAAGAAAAAGAAAAAGAGTAGAAGAAAATCTAAAAAGAAATAAATCTTTGGGTGGATAACTACGGTCACTGGACTTATAATCTCGAAGAGAAAGAGATACCCGAACACTTCTACGGTTTCATTTATCTGATTACAAACACAATTAACCAGAAGAAATATATCGGTAAGAAACAAGCTCGTACAATTAAGAAACGTCCCCCACTTAAAGGTAGAAAAAACAAAAGACACGTAGAAGTAGAAACAGATTGGAAAACATATACTGGTTCATCAGATAGATTAAATGAAGATATAGAAAAGTACGGTAAAGATAAATTTACTTTTGAAATATTAAGATTTTGTCAGAGTAAGAGTGAATTAGCATATTTTGAAGCTAAAATGCAATTTGATAACGATGTACTACTTAAAGAAGATTTTTACAACGGTATCATTAATTTAAGAATAGGTAAGATAAAGTTAAGTTGATTTATATTGGTACGTAGTTTAAAATCACGTCGTGAACATAAGCTTATCTGCATATAATATAGAGCTTATCGATTTTCAGGATATACATAAACAGTACGAAATTGATCTGTTAAATGATATCCATGAATTTGGTCTATTTGATAAGTTAAAAGCAGATGGTATATCAAGTAAAGATATAAAAAAGTTAGTTTATCATCATACTATCAAATCAGTAGTAGAATATTTTAACAAATGCGAATCTGATAACAAATTAGTTTTATATTTTAATAACACTCAATTTTACGAAAGCGAATTAGTTAATTACATCGATGAACAAGCATACCTTAAGTTTATAAGTTCGTTTTTAGTTAGGGTTCGTAATATGTTACCTATTAAAGTAGTTATATCACAGAAAAGTTTGATATTTTTTAATGAACTCTTTAATAAAAATGATGGAAGAGCTGTTGGTACCGTTATTAAGATAAGATCAGCTATATCAAAGTTTAAGATTGAAGACTTTACATTTTCGAAAGTAAAGAAATTTGCATTAAAATATGAATTAAATTTTCTTTCGCGAGATTACTTTAATAACTTTAAAACTAAACAGCTTCTATTTAAATAAATATAGACAATGATAGTATCATTAAAGTTCAATCAAGCAATTAATGAAGGGTTTGACAAATTCTTCAGCGAAAACAAAGATGCTAATATTTCTATTTCATTATCTGATGCTAGACGAGTAAGAGACATAGCTTATGCTTTATTAGGCAATGTTTCTATGTCTGAAGCAGAAGGTGACACTAAAGATGCGTTATTAGATGCAGCAAGATTAGCTACCGCAATGGATTTAGAACTAGCGAAATATGAACCAAGAGTAGTTAAACCTGAAGGCGAAGGAAAACATGAAGCTTCAGAAGACGAACAGGTTTACAATCCAATGACTGCTGGTCCGAAAGGTAATGAACAAGATTTTCAGACAGCAGTACAAAATAGATTACAACAAACCTTAAATGATTTTGGTAATGAACCAGAAGAGAGGGCTCAAATGGCTGAGCTTAAAAGAAAGCAAGAAGATTTAGAACTTCATAAACAAAACATTATTAATCAGCATTTAAAAAGAATGTCTGATCAGATTAATGCAGGGCAACAAACATCGACATGAAAATTAAAAGCAACTTTTTAAAATTAATAAGACAGAAAAATTCAGTTTTAACTGAACAAGATCTCCCAGCACCTCCTCCCCCTGCACCAGCACCGGGAACGGAAGTTGTGGACCAAGAACAAATTAAGGTCGATATTAAAGAACCAGAAAAAGAAAGATTTAAAGAGTTAACCCCAGAGGGTGAAGTAGAACTCATTAGACTTATTCGTAAAGCTCTTGTTCTTGAACCTACTGAGGGTACCATACCACCAGTTATTCTTGATGATGAAATTAATGAAGAAAATGGTAGAGAAATGTTAGCTAGGATGAAAAATTTCATGAATACCTTTTCTGATGACCCTGATATAAACTACTAATGAAGAAATATAGACCACTAACTGATGTGTATGGCTCGATTTACGGTAATGCTGTACCTAAACCACCGAGACAAACTATTAATGAAAACGTTACTATCGACTTTGACTTTGGTGGTGGTAGAGATGCATCATATTCAGTAGAAGATGATTATGCAAAAAGAATACATACACGAATAAAATTTGAATCTAGAAAAGAAACTGCTGGTTATGTTAAACAAATATTTGCAAATGGTGATTGGGGTAAAGGTTCAAAAAAAGCAGAAAAAGAATTTACCGAATTGTTAATTGATGCTAATGTTTCTAATGAATTAGAGCTTTTAAAATATCTTGCAGAACAAAAAGACAGGTTATTAGATTTTAGCCAAATAGGTGTTACTCGTATTGTCGATTTTGTAGATTTAATAGTTAATATATTACCTGATAAATTTAATGAAAATGGAAACAACCTTGCCAATTTTATTAAAAATGTGCATTTAAATATAAGACCTGGTGCTTCAACTTCTGTAGGTTTAGGTGAAGCTACTTTTGCAATTTTTGGTACTGCTAAAAAAGGTAGAAGCGGTGATTTGCAATGGTCAGGTTCTGAGGTAGAAATTAAAACTAATGGTACAAGTGGGTCCGGAGCTGTTTTAGGTGGTGATGGTCATATTAATAAAGTTTCTGAAAGAATAGCTAGATCTAGCACCTATACTGATTTAGGTACTG